TAATAGAAATGGCAAATAACAAAATATCGTACACAACCAGAGATTTCCAAGGAATAAGAACTGAATTATTAAATTACGTAAAAACGTATTACCCTGAATTAATTCAGGATTTTAATGATGCTTCGGTGTTCTCGGTTTTCCTTGATTTAAATGCTGCCGTTGCAGATAACTTAAACTATCAAATTGATAGAAGTATTCAGGAAACTGTATTACAATATGCTCAACAAAGGTCTTCAATTTATAATATTGCAAGAACTTATGGTTTAAAATTACCGGGTCAAAGACCATCAGTTGCTTTAGTTGATTTTTCAGTTACGGTTCCTGCCTTTGGTGATAAGGAAGATGAAAGATATCTTGGAACATTATTAAGAGGTTCACAAGTAACTGGTGCTGGTGTTGTATTTGAAAACGTTTATGATATTGATTTTGCTTCACCATATAATTCTCAAGGTTATCCTAATAGATTAAAAATACCAAACTTTAACTCTAATAATGTTCTTGTAAATTATACAATTACAAAACGAGAAATGGTTGTCAATGGTATTACTAAAGTATTCAAAAGAGTAATTGGTGCGAATGATGTTAAACCATTCTTTGAATTATTTTTACCTGAAAAGAATGTACTTGGTGTTACAAGTGTATTATTAAAAAGTGGAACAGAATATACAAATATTCCAACAACCGCAGAATTTTTAGGTTTATCTAATAGATGGTATGAGGTTGATGCGTTGGCTGAAGATAGAGTTTTTATTGAAGACCCTACCAAAGTTTCTGACCAACCAGGTATTAAAGTTGGTAAGTACATTCAAACACAAGATAGATTTATAACAGAATATACTCCTGAAGGATTTAAAAAGATGACATTTGGTGGTGGTACTAATACTGCTCAAGACCAATTAAATCAATTTACAACACTTGGGGTTACTTTGGATTTACAAAGATATTCTAATAACATTTCATTAGGTTCAACATTAACACCTAATTCAACTTTGTTTATTCAATATAGAGTTGGTGGTGGATTGTCAACAAACTTGGGAACAAGTGTTATTACTCAAATTGGTACTGTATCATTCTCAGTAAATGGTCCATCAGAGGCAACAAACTCATCTGTAGTTAACTCTTTAAGATGTACTAATGTAACTGCCGCAGTTGGTGGTGCTGGTGTTCCTTCATTAGAAGAAATTAGAAATTACGTTTCATTTAACTTTTCAGCTCAAAAAAGAGCGGTTACCGTTCAAGATTATGAGTCGTTGATTAGAAACATGCCGGCAGAGTTCGGAGCTCCTGCTAAGGTATCAATAACGGAAAATGATAATAAAATTTTAATTCAAATATTATCTTACGATACTTCAGGTAAGTTAACTAATATTGTATCAAATACTTTAAGACAAAATATTGCCAATTATTTATCAAACTATCGAATGATGAATGATTATATTTCAATCTTTACCGCTGAGGTTATTGACTTAGGTGTTGAGGTTTCAATCGTTTTAGATTCGGCACAAAACTCAGGACAAGTAATTTCAAGTGTTATTGATAAGATTTCGGCATACTTTAATCCACAAACAAGAGAATTAGGACAAAACGTTTATCTATCTGAGATAAAGAGTTTAATTCAAAATACAAATGGTGTTTTAACCGTTGCGGGATTAGATGTATTCAATCAAGTTGGTGGTCAGTATTCTTCAGCGGAGACTTCAATGTCATATGCAGATGCTGAAACAAAACTTATTTCAACGGTTGATGATACAATTTTTGCTCAACCTTCACAGGTTTATCAAATTAGATATCCAACTAAAGATATTAAAGTTTCAGTTAAAAACTTCCAATCAGTTACTTTCTCTTAACTGGTTTATTTATAAACACTTTAACTTATAATTAAATTGTGTGGGTACATTTTAAAAATTCCACATAAACTATTTATTAATTAAAGACATTAGATGGGTCAATCATATAGAATAAGAACTGAACTTGGTATCAATAAAACAATTAATATTGAATTAGACCAAGATTTCGAGTTTTTAGAAATTTTATCATTAAAAATTCAACAATCAGAGATTTATACAAGAAATTGTGCAAACTATGGTGTTGTTGTTGGTAGGGTTACCGCTAACAATGGTTTGGGATTACCAAATGCCCGAGTATCTATTTTTATTCCTATTGATACTATTGATGAATCAAATCCTTTAATTTCTAGTATATACCCTTATAAGTCTCCAAATGATAGAAATGAAGATGGTTATAGATATAATCTATTACCTTATGAAAAATCATATTCTAAACACGCCGCAACAGGAACATTACCAAGTCGGTTAGATGTTTTAACAGATAATACTGTTGTAGAGATTTACGACAAGTATTACAAGTATACAACAAAAACAAATGATAGTGGTGACTATATGATAATGGGAGCTCCATTAGGTGGTCAAACTTTATTTATGGATGTTGACTTATCTGATATCGGTGAGTTCTCTTTAACACCACAAGATTTAATTAGAATGGGGTTGGCTACCGAAGCACAAGTTGCTGGTAACCAATTTAACACATCAACAGATTTAAATTCATTACCTCAAATTATAAACATACAACAGACAATTGATGTTGCTCCGTTGTGGGGTGACCCTGCGATTTGTCAGATTGCCGTTAGTAGAGCGGATTTTGATTTAAGAGATAATGCCAATATTAATATTCAACCAACTTCTGTTTTTATGGGTTCAATATTTTCAAGTCCTGATAATGTTGCTCTTCAAAATAGTTTAGTGAATCCAATTCTACCACGAGTTTGTAGACCTAAAGAAGCTTTAGGTAACCTTTGTGAGTTGATTTCTGGTCCTGGTCAAATATTATCAATAAGACAAACAATTAATCAAGATGCCGACGGTAATCCAATATTAGAAGTACATCAATTAGAACAATCTGGAAATATTATTGATGGAAATGGTGTATGGTTAACTGAATTACCAATGAACTTAGATTACTACATAACCAATGAGTTTGGTGAAAAAGTATTATCTTATGACCCAACAATAGGTATTCCAACCAAAGCCAAGTATAGATTTAAAGTTAAATGGCAACAACCTGAAACTTTAACTCAGACAACAAGACGAGCGTATTTTTTAGTACCAAATGTCAGAGAATATGGATGGTCTGGTTCAACTTCAGACCCAATTAAATATCCTACAGGTACTGTTCAATCGAAAGAATTAAAAGGTTCGTATTATTTTGGTTTAGATTGGTCAGGATATACAAATAGTAGTTCTGCTATAAATTGTGAAGACACTTTTTATGAGTTTGATTTTAATAGAGTTTATACTGTTTCCGGATTGATTGATGAATTTAAGAATAGTAAACTGTTAGGTGATAATAGAGGTAGATTTGTTGGAATTAAGGAGATTGACAATAATGATTGTCAAAGTAGTATAAATAAATTTCCGGTTAATGACGGTGTTAGAAATTTTGATTTAATATTTTTTATTGTTTCGTTATTTATACAATTATTACAGATGATAGGTATTCCTTTACTTACCGCTTATCATTTTCTTGCGTTTCTTTGGAATAATTTTGCGGTTCCTTTACTTGTGATTTTTTCAGGATATTTCTTTTTTGTTGCGGCAAATAACGTTTCTTTAGGAATAGCTGCAGCGGCAAATTTTGGGTTTTTTCTTATATCTCCGTTTGCTGCCGCAGCACTTGGTGCTGGTGTACTTTCGATTGCACTTGGTGCTATTGCTTTATTGTTTGGAAATAAAAAATTTGGTAGAATAAAATTACCATCATTATTATACCCGGTTTGTACTACTTGTGAATGTACTTCTGAAGTAACATCTTCAATAAGTGGAGATATCCCATCTGGATTATTAACACAAGTAAGTGGTTCTTTGTTATATTATAACTATTTTGATGAAAGAGGTGGGTATAGACCGCGTGGAGAGGATGAGGATTTAGGTAGTGAGGATACTAGTGTTGCTGCACAAGCATTTTCACAAGCAATTGGAACAAGAAATGAAAATAGAAATAATCCAAACATTTTTAAGTCTACAGAATCTCAAAGATATAAATTACCTATATTAGATGAGTCAATCTTTGCGTTTACAAGAACATTACCGTTAGGTGAAAGAATTAATAGTTTTAATCTTAGACAAAAATATTTTGATGGTGTAAATAAAATTAGTGTTACTTTTGACGTTGATGCTAATGTTGGTAAACAACATTATGATAACACGACTACAATATTAGTAACACAAAAATGGGAGTCAGGAACATTGTTAACTTTTGTTAATCCTGAAAAAACCGAAGATAAAAATTATCTTTATAGTGCAAATACAGTAGATTTTGGTGTTGTAACTGGGATTAGTGGAACTACGTTATTTCCAAATTTTACTGGTGATACTGTATATCCTCCAATGGTTATTCAATATGCAACAGGACAAACAGGAAATACTACTGTTGTTTATAGTTTAACTCAAGGTTCAAATGAAATTAATTACAAATATCCGTCAGATATTGAATACTTCCAAGTATTAACCGCAATTACAGTGTCTGATGCAATTAAACTTTGGGAAGGGAAAACAAATAATAGTTCGGCAAGTTTAAGAGCGATTATTGAGGGATATACATCAATTTATTGGAATACTACAAATTATGGAGTTTGGAGAAATAGTTTTCGTGAAATCAAAGACGTATATTATAAAGATGCTTTTGAAGATTATGAAAATCAATATATAACAATTTTACAAAGAGGTGTTGACCCCTATTCTCCATTATACACAAATGAATATGGTATTGGTCGTCTTTTAGGTTTTCCGAATGAAAATGATTTTAAGTTTAAAGCATCAACAAGATTGAATATACCAATACAAAAATTGACTAATACTAATTATGTTTCTGTTCAAGATTTTTTAACACAAGAGTCAACATTTTATTCTTCGTATTTTTTTAGACCAGGAAATCAATGGTCTGGATTTACATCAACAAATTTAGGATATTATGGGGCGTTCGATGCTAGTTTTTTCGAAAGTGCAAATGTGGTTAATGAGACTTACCTTATTTTAGATGGAGGATTTAGTATATTAGATACAACTAAACCACTAAGAATTGGTAATACTATTGGGGTTGTTAATCGTTATACGGCAAATGGTCGAAATGCTGCATATTATGGTGGTGTTAATTATGAGGCATATCCGGCAAATGCTTATTATACACCAAACGAAGATTTATCTGGTGGAGGATTTCTGTTCATATCGGAAAAAGCGGGACTTGCCTCAACTAGAAAGCCTGTAAACATTAACACTTCTTATTATAGTCCTTGTTTTTACCAAAAATTTCAAAAAAATCCAATGAGTATTGGAAATAAAAGTTTAAATATATTAAGAACAGATAGATTACCATCTTCGGATTATGTTAATAGTGGTAGTCCTCAACAATATTCAACCTTACTACAACAAAATTTAGGATTTACAGTTTATCTTATAGAAGGAACACAAGGAGAAGATTTTGTTTCTGAAAAATTTGGTTTGGGGGCGGATACTTATGGTCCCGATATTATTGACCAAGTCGCATCCAATAATGTAATAACTACTTTAAGTGAATGTGAAAATATTCAAAGTTTAAATTGTTATAGTGGTAGTGGTACTAGTTTTGGTGTTATACCAGGTTGTAGTGGGACTGATACAATTGAAGGTGGTTGTTATGTTTTAATGGATAAACCAGTAGTTGATTTATCAAAAGATTTAAAATCTTTTGCTGAGTGGGGATTTAGATTTAAATTCTTTTATGGTCTTTGTCGTGGAGTTTTATCACAAATATTTGTAAATAATTGGGTTAATGGTACTTTATACGCACCACCAATTCAAATTATTACATATTATAATAAAGAAAATCAACCAGAAGCTCCAATATATTGTAAGGATGTTGTTTATTTTGAATCGGATACAAATAATTTCTATTATAGAAGTAGTCCATACAATCAATCAAATGGTAAATTTATTGGTAAATCTACAATATATTATAATCAACCTACAAATAGTACGATGTTACAATACCCGACAACAATTATGAATCTTGGATTTAAAGATTCGTTTTATGATGAGATAATGTTTGAACCATCTGCAAATGCGTATGTAATGAATAGTTTAAGTGACACAAGTTATAACGATACATCTGATTTAGTTAATTTATTTGTAATATCAAGAATTACAGATGAAACGTATTTACAACAAGCTTTTAATAGTTTTAATCCAAGTAACACTTTAGACCAATTATTTTCAAGACCATATAAAAGAATTGACGGTGATTTAGCTCAATTAATGTCAATAAATTCTGAAGAAGGTGTTATTCCTTTTAGTGCTCAATATTATCAGTCAACTGGTGGTACTAATGAACCTGTACAAATTTTAGGTTCACTT